ATTTCCGTGGAACGGGCAAAAACACAGGAAGTCGTTTGTCGTCTCGCCTTCAACCTCTACTCCGCAGGCTCCGAGGGTGGCTTCGACTTGGTTCGGGGTGTAAGCCTCTTGATTTCTCGACCGGCCGAAATTCCCTCTACCTCCCATGAACGCCTCCTTCCAAGATAAACGCCATAAATCGAAAGAAGGAATTCGTATTCGTCTTCCTCCTTTCGGTAGCTGGTAGACCAATAGGGACCAAGGTCGAGTACGGGCACGTACCCTTGGTCCCTCATATTTTGAACTAGTAGCATTTCGTAGTGGGCACGCAGACGGGCAAAGTAGGCATCATCACCTACTTTGCCCTCCATCGCGAACCTTTTAATCGTCTTATGCATCTGTCACAAGTCAGAACGTCTCCTTGACGACACCACGGTCAATATCCCATTCGAGCATAAAGTCGAACATCCCGCCGTGTCGGTTCTTCCGACAGACAATCTCAACCAGGCCGGATTCGTCGTTCTTGTGAACAGCGAAGGCCATGTCGCTATCGTACTCAATGGCCTTGGACCAAGCAACCTGGCTCATCATCGGAGGCGAGTCCCGGTCGGACACATCGCTCTGGGTTGCAGCCGTAATATCGATAAGCGGGATATTGTTGGTCACCGCGAGCATCTTGAACTCACGGGAAACCGCCATTCCTCGCTCGGTCGGGCTATTCGACTTACCGTTATTCTGAAACAACTGGTGATAGTCGCAAATGACCAAATCCGGCTTGTGTTGGTCAATCTTGCCCTGAACCGTATTCGGAGTAACGTCAGCCACTCCTTCATTCGATACTACCACGAAACCGCCCTTATTGTCGAACCGACGCTTACCCCAAGCATGGAAGTCGTCAATGTTCACGTCACCACGCGCGAAGTCCGAAGCTCGGAAAAGCCCGGTACCCATCAGCGTGTAGATGCGGTCTCGCATGTTCTCCGGACTCATCTCCAGAGAAATAATCATCGGCTTGAAGCCCTGCTCCCAAGCCCTCACGGCAAGGAGAGAGGTGAACCATGTCTTGGCCTTACCGGGCCAACCGATGACAGTAATCATGTGGCCCGGAGCCATACCGGTCGGATAAACCGAGTCGATAGACTTGAACGTGGTCGGAATACCCGGAGAGCCGTTGGCTGCACTGCGCTCCTGTACGACCTTGAAGTGCTGCTCGGCAGATTCGATATCGGTAATATCAACGTCGCGGACATTATTGGTGAATCGGCCCAGCTTAGCCAGGGCCATGTTCATCTTCTCCAAGACCCGCGCGGGAGCCTCACCATCGCGCTGGGCCTCCGCAGCCTTGAGCATAATCTGCTCCATGCGCGACTTAAGGTATTCGTTCTTGAGTTCATCGACGTAATAGGCAGTCTCAGCCTTTACGTCAACCTTATCCAGGTCGCCGTAGCGCTCCTGGAGAATTCCCAAATCCGGAACTGCGTGGAACTTGTCGTAATAAGCCTTAAGGCCCTTCCACACATCGGCATAGGCCGTGAAAAGTTCATCAACGTTGTCTGCATACAGAACAGAGATATCCTTGTTCGCGCAGACCGCGTTGATAACCTTTAGTTCAGTGTTAGCCATTCTTCGCTTCCATCTCCCTTACCCGCTTCTCAGTCTCTCGGCGCAGCTTGGCACGCTCCGCCTCATCCCGCTTCTTCTCTTCCATAAACTGGAAAACCTTATCGTAATTCTGGAGAAGGAAAGCAACCGGATGACCCTGCTTTCCAGTCCGGAAGTAATACTCAACCACCTCCCTGGAACCTTCATATCCCAGGTCAGCAATCATATCCTGAAAGCCCCACTTCTCGCGGAAGCGATTAATCTGAGGCTTGCGGGAATACTTTTCCTGGAAACACTTCTCAAAGAGAGAAATCAGAGCGTACGCCTGCTTCGCTACCGCTTGCTGTGAGGCCATCGATTACTTCCTTTCCTTGCCCTTCTTTGTGGCGCGAATCTCTTCCTCGACCTCGGCCAGGTTTGCCAGCAACTTACCCTCAACCCAATTGTACGCCTTCTCGAAGGTCGGGTTGGGATTGCCAGTGCCATCCAGCTCAAGGCCGATGTCCATGCGCAGCGACTCGAAGTCGCCCATGTTCCGAGTATAGCCCAGATTGACCTTCACTCGGTGAGTCTTCGGGTTATCAACCTCATGCATCTTCGTTATTCTCCTCATTCTTGTCAGCCTCAACGATAATATCCGGCGTTTCCGGTTCGGAGGCAATAGGCTTAGTGTTACAGAATCCAAATGGCAGCCGATTCGGATTTTCCTTGAAGCCCTCGTCATCGTCGGACTCAAATCCGTTGGCCAGCCGCTCGGCCATGCCAATCCACATGGCGGCACCGTCGAGAACCTTCTCGACATTTCCTGATTGTACCGCCATGTACACCGCCATGTCAATGGCGCTAGCGGCCTGCAAGAGGGCGACCTCGGCATTAAGCTCATCGCCATACGGCTCAAATTGCGGAGCCCTCTTAATCTTAATCGTCACCAGTCCATTTCCTTCCATACCGGGGTGAACGTTCCATCAGCCGACTGCACATAAAGTGTGGTGTCGTGCTGCATCATTGCTTTCAGCTCGGCACGGGAAGGCATACGGCCTGGCGTAATCTTTCCGTCCTTGCGAGGCCGACCGATATGCACGGTCAGCAGAAAATCGTGTAGTTCGAGGACATCCTTCTCGGACCACATATACTTACCCGGCGTTTTATTGCCGTCGAGCGTATAAATTCTCTCCGGGGGTCGAATCTTCCCCTCCAGGATGTACCTCTCGATGATAACACGGTGGCGACCAATCATCTTGGACACCTGGCTCGTAGGAAAAGCCTTTTCTAGTCGCCGTCGCGCATCAGACCAAACGTAGGCTCGTCGCTTACCTTCCTTGAAGTTCCAGGTAATCACAAGGTCCTGAGCACGATTAATGCTCAGGACCCTATGCAAGTCACCATTCAGATAGAAGTATCTTAGGCGACGAGTACGCTTGCGAGCGCGTGTTCCCTTTCCTTCTTTAGAACCCATGCTGCAAACTTATTCTTCCTCTTGTCTAGCATCCAGCGTTCTCCGCATGTGATGCAAAATAGCTCAACTCGACTGTCGTCTGAGTATACCCTGTCAACGAAAACCCGGCCCTTTGCGCACTTCTTACAACGCACGATGCGGAACCTCGTCGTAGGCAACTTCCTTGACGGCAGAAGCAGTACCGGTCTTGCCCGCCTTGTATGACGCAACCGACATAAGGACGGAAACAACGGCATGTCCAGCACCGAGCCCAAAAGCCTCGGTCCAATCGACCGTGAAGACGTTTACAACCTCACCAGCGGCCAGAACTACAGCCACCGTTCCGGCGAACGACTTAATGGCACGCTCAAAAACGTCCTTTCCAAACGCCTTAGTGAACATTTAAAACCTCCTAAAGCTAAACTACTCCCATTATAACAGAGTAGTTAGTCAAGGGCTAACCCTTGAATACCTTCCCGTCCAAGACACAAGTGTAATCCGGAGAGATGGGAATAAATTGAAGCGTGGCATGGCCATCAACAACGTATCCGACTCCGAAGCCTAGCTCCCAGGATGGATTGATAGTGTATCTGAGTCCATAAGCACTCGGGTCACACATATGGCCAGTTCCTAGACCGACCAAAGTCGTTCCTGTCATGGGATATGATTTATATACCACACCGCCTCGATGGTCGTGTCCACGGGCCAGGGATACGTTGTAGTTATCGATGTCTGCCTTTACGGCCAAGCCTGTGGTTGTGGTAGTTGCGCCGTGATGCACAAAAACCCCGCCGAACCTCTCCAACGGAGGCAAATCGTAATGACGCCAGGTAATGCCGAGGTCGTCCAGACCCCAGAGCATATTCGGCGTTATCTCCTCGACAAAATCTGGGGCCTTCTTGTCCATGTACTTGAAGATACGGATGTCATGATTGCCGAGGCTGGCGTGCATGTTAGCCTCACTGAGAATGTCCCGCATCTCGAAGTAGAACTCATACGCGCCTCGTGCGTTTTCCTTCACGAAGGGAAGCGGAGAGACCCTGCGACGAAAATCCTCGTCTGATTCGCCCTCTTCCTGCTTCGATTTCTTGAGGCGATTAAAGAATTCGTCGGTGGTGCCATCGGAAAAGCTGCTGTATTCTAGCTGGTCGTCAATGTCACCAACAAAATCGACGGCATCCGGCTTCCACCATTTCATGGCTTTCATGAACAGCTCGACCGCTCGCCTGTCGTGGTACGGAATCTGTAGGTCTCCAACAAAGGCCCACTTCATCAATGCTTCCTCTTTCCGAATAGTTCGTTAGTGAACTTCCTCCATTCTCTCAGGTCTGCCTGCTCAGAATTCTTATATCCAACGGCATAGGCTGCATATACAGCGGCAAGGCCAAGGAGGAGGCCCAGCAACAAAAGGCCAAGGGAAATTCCAATGGCCTGGGGGACTGTTACAGTTACTCTCTTTTCACGTTCCTCAACCACCGTCCTCGGAGGGCTCGTCTTGATTGCCGTTGCTGATGGCGCAGGCATATTCGGGGCCGGAGTGGTTGATGATTCAATCCTATCACGAGCTTCGCTAGTCTCTCTAGCTGACGGTCTCAGGGTGACGGTCGTCGTGGCACCGGGAGCGGTCACCGTAGTTGTTGGGCCGGGAACGGGAATTGTTGCCGTTCTAGTGGGGCCGGGGATTGTGATAATATCAGTCGGACCGGGAACCAGTTGGGTTGGTCCTGGGACGGGCACTCTGACCTCTACCTCTCGAACCGGAGCAGAAATCCGGGCGATTTCTTGACCGAGCAGGGTCACCACCACGTCATTGCCAATCAGGCTAGCACAAATAGTGCCCAAACTGGTGGCTTCGCAATCTTGGGCGTGTGCTTTATTTGGGGAAACGAATAGGACTAGTGCCAGTATAATCGACACTAGTCCTATCGAGGTAAGCGTCTTCATACTTGGTACAGTATATCTTGGAACGCTTACGCAGTCAATCTCTCGGCTCGGTCGTGCTCCTTGCGGGTGCAAATGAACAGGTTCTCCCACCGGTTATCTGTCTTGTCTCCTGAGATGTGGTGGACGGTCTCCCATGATTTGAGTATCCGGCCAATTTTCCGTTCGGCCACCAGTCGATGCTCGTAATACCATCCGCCGCTAAAGCTCTTGGGATGCTCTGGAGCATAGACCAGAACATATCCGTTGGGATTCAGACGAGTCTCACGCCTCCCCCACCTCTGTAGCGGAAAGTATCTCATCAATAACCCATAGCAATCCAGTTGATGTAAATTTGCTTCTTTAGATAATGCTTCTTCTCGATTGTAGAGGTGGTTGCACAAACCACAAAGCCACGATGGTCCGGAACGTATCCCTCTCCCTGAATACCGAAATGAGTCAAGATGATACGACGGTTATATGGGGATGTGACACTAGTCACGATAACCGGCTTACAACCGGCCGTGAAAAATGCACCAAAATTGATAGTTTTGCGGAAGTATTGCTCCTTCTTCGGAGCAATCGTGGTGGTTCCACAAGCAATCTTGATTCCCGTATCCTTCTTCACAGAATACGAGTTGTAATACAACTTCGGAGCCCTCTCAAAGAGGTACCGCGTGTTAGACGCCATGGTGTTCAGCTTATCCGTTGCCAGATACTCGTTGGCTGACCAATTAACGTCCTTGAAACTAGTTACTGCCATTTACTTTAGCACCTCCCCATCGTTGTGTAGATTCGCTTCCTCTTCGGAAACAAGAAGAACGTCTCCCCAGTTGAGACCATATTTCTCGAAGACATCCGGCTCGACAATGTGCCGACGCTTATTCTGAGAAATCAGATAATACTTGTTGTCTGCGATATTGTTGATGATGGTTCCATCCCGGAAACCAATCTTGCCGCCGACCTTGACGTGTTTTACTGCGGCCTCGGAGGACTGGATGACATTGAATCTCCATGATTCAAGGACGCGCTCTGTGGGAATCCTGAACCGGAATTTCTCTCGAATAAGAAAGAACCCGGCCTCTGTTTGGATGCAAAGGCCGTATGGGTAATTCGTAGGAGTGGTCGGAATACCAGGGTCCTCGGGGAAGGCCACTTTAGTCTTCCTGCGGAACATCCTGAACATTCTTGTTGCGCTCCTCCTCAAGCTGCGCATTTAGCGTCTCATACATAAGAGTAGCCTCCGCACGAATATCCGCGATTTCGTCCTCGTACCTGGCGATAGTCTTACCAAGTCTTTCAGTAAGACTCTGAATCTTATATTCCAACTTCTTTACTTCATTACTCATTTAGTATATCTTCCTTTTCTTCTCTTAAGAATATTATAGGCACAAGCTCCACCGCCTGTCAACCCTTGTGATAGATTGTGAGCTTTCCGTTGGATGAACTGTTCGAGCGACCGTAAAGAATGGCGTATTCGGATGAGGTGCTACCATAGACACCGAGACCCTCAAGTCGGTCGGTGTTATTTGGGTCAGCCATCACGAAGTTGTTATACCACGACGAAGGAACCGTAACCGTAGCACCCTCGTTGAGGCTTAGATACACGATGTTGTCACCAGCACCGGCCTCATTGGTCATCTGTCCAACCGGGTCACCAGAAGGCTTAATCTGATACTTGTGGCCTCGGAGGTTGATTCCGACTCCACCATTCTTACCACCAGAACCCTTACGCTTGAGATAAATTGTCATCTTGGTAGGAGTACGAACAACACCGCCCTTGGACAGCGCATCGTAAATCTTGGTACCGTAGAAGAACAGACCACGGTGGTTGTCATTTCCAGTCCAGTCACCCTGGTAAACGTCATCACCGTCGTTACGCCACATTCCACCATACCCAAGGCGATAGGAGTCAGAGCTGTTCGCGTAAACTGTGACTGGGCTTGACAGAAGGTAGCGGTTTGCGCTGACAAACGACGAGTGATTACCGCTCTTGTCGTACGCCACGACTCGGTAATAAATGGTCTTGTTGACGGGCAGGCTGGAGTGGTCATAGGTCTTAGACTGCCCGCTTGAGCCCGTTACCGTGATAATCTTTCCATCAGTTGTCAACGTTCTCGTTCCAGAGGTCGGAATGGTTACCGTTGGATAACGGTCGGAGCGCCAGATAATTTTGACACCCGCCAAATCTGTGGCGGCTGGGTTGGTCCAGGTTAGTCGATAGGTGCCGGTTGTAGAACCGGACGACAATGGATTAACCTTGAATCCGGAAACCGCGCCTGGTGGGGTTGTGTCTCCGGTGCTTGGTGGTGTTTCCGCAGCAATCGCGTTAACCGGGAAACTCAATCCGTCAAGCGTGAAGTTGTTCAGTGGTGTCGTTGGCGAGTAGAAGGCAACGCTACCATCCGGCGCAACTTGCAGAATAGCGGCGGCGGCGCTGGTGCCCGACCACATGTTGGCGGTTAGGTAATACCAGCTCGGTGGACGATGCCCGGAAGGAAGAGTGAACAGGGTTGAACCATTGGAGCCGGAAAACCGTCCGCTACCACGGAGATATACCATCCCATTCTGCTTGGCATAACCAAGTCCACGGGCAGCGTCAAATGCGGTAAGGGTGCTGGATGTTAGTGGCTTCCAATCTAGGTCACCATCGACAAACAGTCTACCGTGAACATGGATATCGTATCTCTCGTTAGTGTCACCACTAAGGGGAATCTTTGTACTCAAGGCAAAACTTGTGCCATTCGGCGACAGAATTGTAACTCGTCCTGGATAACGTTCATCGTTCAGACCGTAAATACGGACGGCCGATTCTTCTGCTCCCGATGGACTAAAGAATGTAACGTTGGCAGAAGACCGATTGCCGAAGGAGTCTGTATAATTAACCAACCGGAGGGCGGAGGTTCCACCCTCGGTCTGAAGAATGACTCCTGGATGTCCGGAGGTATCCGGGCGGTCCCCCTTAATATTGTCAGGAAGGTCAATGCTGGTATCGGTAGAAATAATCAGGGAACCACTTGAACGAACAACCTGCGCATTCAATGCAATCTGGGAAGCCTGCGCAGAGCGGAAGTCCGTCTTTGCGCCAGTTTCAAGCTGCACCTCATCGACAAGTACCACGTCACCAGCGGCACCATTGAACCATCCGAATGAGAAATCAATCGAAACGCAGTCCTCTGGAACTGGTTCAGGAGTGTAAAATGCATACCTGGCCCAGTGGGCGTTTGTTACAAGCTGTTGGCTGAACCATCCCATAATCATCGAACCGGCCTCGTTGAGATACCGAACCAACAGCCTTACGGTTCGGCCGGTGGCGCTCGCCATCTTTGCCCGACCAGAGACGGTAATCGTTTGACCAATAAGCTCGGAGTTTGTTAGCGTTGACACATTGTACCTGGCATAAAGCTCCGTTGTGCTGGCCGGTGTTCCCGTGGCGGTAATGGCGAGCGAGGTATTGTCGGAATAGCCATCCTGCTCGTGCCAGGAAAGAGTCGTATTCGCCATTCCGGACCATCCGGCGATACCGTTCTGGAACGAGGCATCGTAGATATAGTTCGGATTGCGCTCCCAAATTCCAATGAACGAGCCAGAAAGGTCATCCTGGTCCGAGGTTAGGCGCGGTGCCATAATCCTCAGATGCGCCGCATCGTTCATGTCGTTATCGACATTGTGACCGATAAGCGCGGGACGCCGTTCGTCTGCATCTCCGGTCGTAAAACGAATGGCGTGGTCGAAGGTCTCTCCGTCCTTCTTCTCAACGGAAATGGACTTCTCACCAAAAGAGGCACCTGTGGCAATCTTGTCAGGCGCACCACCCTCAAAAGCCTCAAGAGAGAATTGGTCAATCTGCGCCTTGGTACCCGCCGCGACATCGAATTCAACGTATGGAATGAGATAGGACACTTTGTCATTCACGGAAGCTGGCAGATATGGGTCCGGAGCCTTGGATGGGTTACCGAAAGAACCGTCCGTTCCAGAACCACCACGACCCTTTAGATAACCTGTGATGGTTACCCAGTCAGCAATAGAGTCTGGAGCTGCAACAGCCGTTGCAATTTCGTCG